ACTTTCATTGTAAACGATGTTTCGTATCTTGTCAAGACATTTTTTCTTGAATTTTAAAAATTTTGTGGTATAATCAAATTGCCCAATAGACACAAGTCAGGAGTGAGTTTTATGGAATTCAAAGATATTTTAAAACAAGAACGAATCAGAAAAGGATTAACCCAAGAGGAGCTGGGAAAACTTGTCGGCTTAAAGAAATCTGCCATACACAAGTATGAGAATGGTTTGGTAGTGAATCCCGGTCGGTCACTTATTTTTAAGTTTGCCCAGGCACTAAACATCTCCCCCGCCTATCTGCTCGGCATTGAGGACGAACAACCCAAAGACAATGAGAAGGAATTGCTTGCATACTTCCGTAGGTTGAACGAAGATGGGCAGAAAAAGGTGCTTGCCTATGCCCACGATCTGGCGGGTCTGCCACAATACTTAATAAAAAATGTTTCATCCGCATCATAAAGTGAGGAGTGATTAACTTGAAAACCACAACCACCTACAGAAAAAAAGATAACTCTTGGCAAATCATAGTCAGCTACAAAGACGGACGTACTTGGAAGCAAAAGTCACGGCAAGGTTTCCCAACCAAGGGAGAAGCAAAAGAGTTTGAATATGAGTTAATTAAGCAAATAAAAAAACAACCCCGTCCTCTTGAACGGAGTTTGAAAGATATCTCTTTGAAAGATTTCACAGAGATGTATTTGAAAATCAGAACGTCAATTAAACCTCGCACACGAAAAAACTTCGTTAATGCGGTTAACAGCCTCTGTGGCGTTGAGAAAAAAGTTATGCATATGATTACATACCTCGATGTCCAAAACGCTGTCAGCGAATGGTATATGAAGCCACAGACCCAAAAGCAATATTTGTCAAAACTGAATGTGCTGTTCCGGTCAGCCGTCAAACCTTATGGGATAATTTCCAATAACTTCATCCCGGATATTGTGATACCAAAAAGCACAAAGACCGAAAGAGCAACTGTCACAGAGGAACAGTTCAAAAAACTTATGGACGTTTCCCGTGCTGATGTAAAACTTGCCATTGCCATTTGTTATTACGCAGGACTACGCAGAGGAGAATTGTTGGCTCTCACTTGGCAGGACATAGACAATGCCATAACTGTCAACAAACAATTGGATACACAGAACAACATTGTGACAGATCCAAAGACCAAGAACGGATTCCGTACCATCCCCATACCCCAGGTCCTTCTCAAGATGCTGCAGGAATACAGACGCACCCAACCTTTGGATATCCACCGCAGGATATTCCCAAGACCATACGGAACGTACTACGGAATGAAACGTGCCATGAAAACCATCAGCAAAGAAATTTCCCCACATTGTCTGCGCCACACATACGCAACACACCTGTTAGCCAAAGGAATGGACATCCGTACCGTGGCGGCCTTGTTGGGTGACAATGTAAAAACTGTGTTGGCAACATACATCCACTACAGTGACCAGATGAGAGAAGAAGCTGCAAAGGACATTGAAAAAATTTTTTCTGCGAATTTTTGACGATTTCTTTTGACGGTTCAACAAGAATCTGTCAACCATGCGGATAGTAATCACTATTATCAATTTGTGCTATGAATCCTTGTGCGTACATTGTGGGCAACAATGGAACACTAAAACCCCACAAAATAGGCATTCTTGTTTTTGATGTCCAACAATGAAACACAAAAAAACAATATTAATTTTTGACGAATTTTTGACGAACAAAAAAATGCCCCGGTGTGCCAAGCCGGGGCGTCACGAAAGGAAGGTAAATAGGGGGTTCATCTATGGCATATCACAGCAACTGTTAGTGTTGTGATAGTCATGGCAATCCAAAAGTTCCTCTGCCGTTTAATTCGTAGGCGTGTTCTCTTTTCCTCGTTTGCGTATTGTTGCAATAATTGATTTGCTTTGTCTAATGATGTCTGCGCTTGTTTTAGCTGTTCCTTCGATGTAGATAGCTGATTCTTTAGCTGATTCAATTCCGTTTGCGACTTTGTCAGCGTGTCCTTCAGCCTGCCCAATTCCCGCTTCTGCGTTACTGATATTTGTTCCAACTTGTCCAAGTTCGTTGCTAACTGTTCCAATTCCTGTTCCGTTACAGTATACGTCCTCTGCTCGTTCCCAGCCGCATAGGTAACCGGCGCAGAAACACACCACCAAAACAGCAACGCAAACAAGAACACCAATAGCAATATCTTTTCCGGTAACTTCAAGTTCTGAAATATCATACATATCTACCTCACGATACCACATGGACGCACGGATTCAGACCCGCCGCCACACTACGCCGCCAGTGTTGGCACATCCACCACACATCTGCATTGTACATTCTAAAACAGCCAAGGGTAGGTAATAACTCTTGGAATGGTTGCATTGCTCCGTCCCATCCAAGGTTTGCACCCCCGCCATGACAGGCTCTTCCACGATTATCGATTCCAAGGTAAGCATAACCGTAGCTTGCGCTCAAGTCATCCTCGTCAGGCCAATCGATGTCGCAAATAACAGATTCACGGTATACGCCATCTTCTGCATTGCTATGCTCCTGCCCATACTCATTGTAACCTTCGTAATAGTCTGTACTCATAGGTAGTTCTGCAAAGACGTGGTAATCCAAATCTAATAGGTATATCCGCTTTTCGGTTTTGTTTATCTGTATCTCTTTGAGATAACTCATTTCTTCCGGCTCCGTTTGGTTTCCAATGCCTCAATGCGTTCTGCCAGACGTTTCAGTTCTCTCCGTTGGTATGCAGACTCAAGGCACAACGCCTCTTCATAGCGCAGGCCATATAACTCCCCCGCAGGAATGTTTTCGTCCGCTTCCCACGCGTCATAACACACAACCCCGTAGCGCATGGCATCAAGACCGTGTTCAGCGAACACCTTAATAATTCTCTGCGCAATCAAACCAATATGGATACGGGCGGCCTTGTCTTTGTTTTTAATCGCATCCTTAAACTGATACTGTACCCACTCCACGTCACCCCATGCATCCAGCACTTCGTCTGGGATTGATTCGATATTGTCTTTGACCCGCTCGTCAGACGTGTTAATTGTGCCGTTGGCAGCATACACTTCTTTCCAGCGATAGTTAGAAGAACCAAGTTGGGAGGTATCGTCAGCAAGGCAGCGGAAATATGTGTTGGCAGCCCCGGTGTAGAACTCAAAGTTCCGGCTCGTTGTACCCCACCTCGCAATAAGTCTTGTGCCTACGGCTCCAGCAGAATATACATTATGATACAGGCCGCCAAACGCATCATCGTTCTTGTCGACAAACTTAAAAGAATATCCGCCGTCATTGCTGTCTGGTGCTGTTCCGTTAGTCAGGTCTGTATATTTAATGACTACCGGCACACGGGAAGATGGCGAATTCTGTTCTTCGGTTATCGTTCCCGTCATCGTTCCGCCAGCCAGCGGAAGGTACTCACCAAACTTTTCGTCAAGTCCGTCTGTTGCCGCAACCATCCGCTCGAGCATGGCGTCTTTAGTAGTTAAATCCGGCATTATTCTTCACCCCCTACAGCTGCTTCCAGGTTGTTTACTATCTTTTCAATCTGTGCTTCCTCTGTGGTTAAAACTTCATCATCCATAATTAACTCCTTTACTTAATCTGATCCTTGCGTTTCTGTATCAACGCTTTAATGTCTTTTACGGAAGACACGCCGCACTCACCAAGGTTTTCGAGGATGCTTAACATCTCCGTGCAAACCAATATCCCGCAGAATATCAATAACGTGAACGGTGGTATGTGATTGATTTTTAATATCTGGTCACCAAAATATCCGGTGAAGATAAGCAGAAAGTACACTATGGTTTTAGACCAGAACCCGTTTCGCAAGGCCGTGGAATCAATCCTGCGCCACCTGTGCGCTGACGGTATCATTTTGATATACGTTATCAGCGACCCACGTTTCTGTACTATTTTTTCATCGTACATATCCGTGTACAGTTTGGCGGCCTCTGCCATCATGCGTGTAACAATGTCGATAACCTCAAGGGCAATGAACAGCGCAAATATCGTGCCAAGGTCGAACAGCGTAGCACCAACGGCAGATACCGCAAGTTTTTCTATACCCTTGTCGGCAACGGATTTAATTGTTTCGTGCAATTGTACTTTACTGAAAACATCTTTAATTATGTCTTTCATTTTTTTGACCCATAACCAAAACCAACTACACGGACGGAAACGATACCTGCCTGCTCGCCGCCTTGAAATCTATCAATACGTCAACAACGGCTCTGTTTGCCGTTGAGCTTTCCAACTTGTAGGTGCTGGTTGATTGCAGCGTCAGTAGTGCGCTTACGGAAGCACCGTTGGCAAGGTTAAACGTTTCCCCGCCAAAATCAACGTCATGTGTTAACGCATTGTTGATTGCTCTCATGGTTACAAGGTATCTGCCCGTAAGCACAACTTGTACCGTATTCCCGCTGACAGTAAAAAAGTCCTCGTTTATGCTGTTCGTTTGGACATACGGAACAAGTTCCGTGTCAGCCGCATCGTCCTTCTGCGCCCGGAGATGCAATATAGATGTTTTTTCCAAACCTACAACCAGCGGCTCAAACCCGTTGTCCGTGGAGTATACGCCGTTAATGGCATATACTGACGTAAGCTGCTTGGATACGGACAGGGATACAAACACCTCTATTGCAAACGCAAACGCATTGGTGTCTGATCTGTCTACAAGGTAATTGGTGGACGCGCCTACGAACTTTGTTATCCTTAACATACTGTTAGAGTTAAGGTTTAAATCGCTTGCAATCTGGTAGTCGCTCGGCACACGGATAAACAACGAGGAGTTCTTTTCCATGGCAAGCAACAAGTCCACCAACGGAGTAGTTTTTGTAACAGCCGCACCCATGTTGTATTCAACGGCATTGGACATGGACGCATACTGTGTGATCGTGCCGTCAAGCCTGACAGGGGTAAGATGACCGTAGCGTAGTTCCTTGTCTGCGACAATCGTGAAAGTTCCGTTTTCCTCTGTATCAAACGCAGGAATCCCGTATTGTGTGCAATAGTTTATCACTCCGCTTGCATATGGTTTTTCTTGCAGATATGTGTTGCTTGTTCCGTAATTGCACAGGACAACCTTGGGAGATATCCCGGTTATACCCTTCCAATCGACTTTTGAAGTCAACCCGTGATGCGGTGCCTGGTATATGTCTGTTTTCCGTCCTGCGTTCAACGTGTTAAAGAAATACGCCTCTCCATCCGTATACAGGTCTGCCATGATCTGCATGGTGGTTCTGCCAAATTCAACATATGCCGTCATGCTGGCCCAGTTATAGTTAAAATCAGCGGGCGCATAATTGTCATACCAATAGTCAAGGTCACAGTTGTTGAACGTGATTTTCACGGCGTTGACCCGTACCGTTTCATTTTCTTCCGGCGTGGTATAAGTGTTGCCGTTTGAAGATATCCACGTTGTCAAATTGATGTATGCCGTTGACGTATCGTAGTATGTAGGGTCACAACTCTCCGGGATATACCACACACAGTTTGCGTGGGGAATCGTAGCAAAGATGGTATCATACTTGCCGATATGGTCATGATGATAATGAGAGATACACACGGCGTCAACATTCACCACGTCAGACAATGCGCTGATTACATCTGCCGCCGCTTCCTCTGTGTTGTCAGAAAGGTCAAACAGTATAGCGTGTTTGTTACTGTCAACCAGCGCAACACAGCAGGCCCGTTCTTTTGTTGCAATGTTGCGCACCTCATACCGTTCCGTCAGTTTCTCCGCGACATTCCCATTATCAAGGATGATGGTGTTCTCGCCATCGTCAACGTCACCGGGGACAAACGTGCGCACAGCATACATCCCGCCGCCGCCGTCACGGACTTCACTGTGGCCGCCCGTCCACGCGAACATTCCGTCCGTTAGGTCGGTTGTCCTCAACACGGCAACGGTGTCCACAACAACAACGTCATTACCTTCCGCTACGATCCCGGCAACAATTTTATCAACATAGTCCTTGGTCGCTGCATCCTGCTGAAGCACCGGATTCCGCACGTCCTGTATGGGATAATTGTTTGCCGCCCAACCCACAGCACCTTCCTTCAGCTGCATGAAATTGCGCTCACTCCAACCCCACACATCCTGAAGCAACATGGTCAGCTTGTCCAATCCCTTTTCAATTACG